ATTGCCGACGCTAAATCCAGTTTGGTTGAAAGAGGTCAGCGTGGTGCTGTCTGTCGTCTGCCCAGCATTCCCGTTAGACGATAAATATTTTGTTGCGCCTCGCGCCGTGTCAAAAAGTAGATGTGAGCTTAGTGCGCTGCGGCTCTTTACCCAAATCAAACCACCAGCATTCATGTTGATGCCGGTGGTGATGTTGCGAGATGCGCTGCCGTCTCCGGTGTAGAGGAATGTAGAAAATACATCCTCCACCAGCACCTGCTCCTGAGAGCCGATCAGCATCCGATCAAGCATTACTTGCTATCCCCCATCAGCTTAACACCGCGCCATGTGGTGCCGCCGTCATCCGTCACAAAGCCTAACACATCCACGCCAGAGGCAATTAGCGTCGGAGCTGCGCCAGAAGGCCACTTGACCGATGCAGGCCAGCTTTGCGTGCCGGTGCCGCCGTTAGTCAGCTCGAGCATCACAACAAAAGAGCGCGAGGCCGGGACGTTGGTAAATGTCCAAGACAGCGCGCCTGTTGCGGTCTTGGTGAAATAGTTGCCGAGCGAGCAATCAATGGCGCTTGCCGCCACTGCAGTGACGTTCTGGCCGAGCGGGCCAAGCGCGCTGATTGCGCCAGTCATGCTCGGGGCCGTGACGCTTGGAGAGTTGATCGTTGGGCTTGTTAGCGTCTTGTTGGTGAGCGTCTGCGTGCCGGTGAGCGTCACATCTCCATTAGGCACCAGAAACCAGTTTGCGCCGCTAACAGGCGTGATCCCGGTGTTGACCGTGTTGGCGATATAAACCGAGCCGAGATAGCTAACAGATTGCCCGATCTGGTAGGTCGTGCCAGCCGCATAAACGCCCTTATAATTGGAAGCACCAGCGGCGACCGAGGCGGATGTTGCGGCATCAGCCGCCGATGCCGCTGCTGCGGCTGCATCGGCATCAGCCGCTGTTGCAATGCCGTCGAGATAGCTCGCTTGTGCGTTTGCCTGCGTCTGGAAGGTCGGCAGCGCACCAAGGAAGGCATCAGCCTTGTTGCTGAAATTGGTTGGATCGTCTGCCCGCGATGGCGGTGTCGGCAGCGGAGAAATGGTCGGGGCGGGCATTTAAACTAGTCCTTCCACAGTAATTGCGCAGCTCGATATGCTTGGGTGATCCAAGACAATATCAAAAGATCGATAAAATCCATATACCACAGTTTCACTGCGATCTGCATCACCAATAAAGACGGTTGGCGTCGTGCGAATATCGCTCAAAATGCGCTGCACCGCCGCCACAAATGGCGTCTCAACCGTCACATCAAAATCTGCCTGTTTGCTATAGGCGCGCTGTTGAATGATGGTATTGCCAAATTCATCGCGGGTCTTGATCGAGTAATCTTGGATACTCACGCTTGAGCCAAAATTTGAGACGCCGAGTGTTTGCTGCTTGCCGATCACCAGCTCGCCGCAAATCGCATTGCTTGCGCCATTGGAGATCACCACAGAAAGAATGCCAGAGGCATAGCTTGGGAGATCGTCAAAGATGGCATCACTGCGATTTGTGATCGCCTCAAAGAAATAATTATACCAGCTCGTAATGAGCGTGTTGTCCTGCAGGGATTGCGTCTCGTTATAGACCAGCCCCTCAACCGGGTCGTTGACCGTTACTTGCACCGTTGTGGCGGTAAGGTTGAACAGCGCCAATGCGTTAACGAGCTGGCCGGGAGATATGACCACCGCGATGGTTGGTGTTCCGGTGGTGCCGGTTGAGATCACCTCGTCAAACATCTTATAACGGTTGATCGCGCCATTATCGCGCCATGTTGGCGTCGTTTTGGCAGCACCGACATCAGGCTGGTCAGTGGTGGTCGAGACGATCACCTCATAAACCCGATAATTATAGATAACCTTCTGGCCGAGCGTATAGGTTCCAGCGACCCAGTTGGCCGCATCAGTCTGCGGGATATTGGAATATGTCAGGCCATAGCCGGTCTGCACATCCGCAGCGCGGGTGACGGTGGATGCCACGGTCGGGATGTAGCTGGTGGCGCTGGTGCCAGCTTCGATCTGTGCGCCGTAGAGGGAAAACAAGTCGCCAGTTGGGGCGGCTTCAAAATCCGAATACCCCACATTATTAGATGCTGTAGCAGTCGCTGTCATAGTTGCTGTGCAGCGATACCAACCGTTTGCGGCTGGCGTGATTGTGGCGCTTGAAACAATCCCGCTCACTGCTTCCACCGTGTTTGTGGAAAGGTTAAACGTTGCGAAGCCGGTTTGCGTGAAACTTTTGATTTGGAAATATGTCGATACGCCTTTTTTGACGTAAACCGACATGGTATAGGTTGTGCCAGCTGTAAAGGATACCGATTGATAAACGTAACCGCCCACAGCAGCACTAGTGTCATTCACCGTGCGCCCGTTAGTAGTTCCATCAGGTGACAAAACGCCAGTTGCGTTGAATGTCGTTGTAGCTGCGTTAGCCGTCCATCCACTTACAAACTGGCTTTGCAGCAGCAGGTTGGTTGCCGCGCTCTCAAGGAGCTGGCCGCGCAGGATGCCGCTGACATAGTTCGGGCGAGGCTCATTGATGGCCGCCGTCTGAATGAGGCCATTGGAGCCGACATAGGTTGCCGCTGTCGAGCGGGTGAAGGTCGTCGGGCTAACTGCTTGAGGGGTGACTAGTTTCATGCGGTTGTCCAAGTCCTTACTTCTGGCATTCCATCACCATCCCAGCGCTTGAGCTGGTCGGTCGTCTTGCCGGTGTTTTTCGCAATGGTGTAAAGGCTCAACCGCATCTCTTCACGCAGGTTGGCGATCTGTTGCGCTGTGTCAGTCCCGCCGGACAAGATTTCAGCGGTTTGCGCTGCATTGTAAATGCGGCTCGGCCCGGTCGCTTCCAGCTCGGGGCCGTTTTCACCAACAAGGCGCAGGCCGCCGTTAAAATCGCCACCAGAGGCAAAGGCGCGGAAATTGCCGCCCATGGCATTCTCACGGTAAAGGCGCGCCGCCTCTTCCCAAGTGCTTGTGACCGCAGCATCGACCGCCACCGCGCTGAAATTGAGCGTCGTCTCGGCAAAGGTCTTGTTTTGCTCGGTGAGGGCATCTTTCAAGTTCTTGATGGCATCAGCCACCGAGATCACGCTATCGTTAACCGCATTGATGCCTTCGACCGAGAGGTTGAGCGCATCCAATTGGCTCTTGGCGTATTCCTCCATGCTCTTGGTCTGCTCAATCGCCAGATCGACCGCCTTCATCACGTTTTCGATTTCGCGGTTGTATTCCTCAGGCGTGAGGAATTGCTTGGCGGCATCGAGATAGCGCTGCGAAACGCCCACTAGCTTGCTGATGGCGTCCTCATTGCCTTGTGCCGCCAGCTTGGCAATTTCATCAAATTTGGCCTTCGAGGCTTGATAAATTTGCTGCGCCGTCATGAGCTGCTCGGCCAATGAGGTGCGAAACTCTGTCAGGCTATCAGTCAGGCCCTTGATGCGCTCATATACCGAAATCAAAACATCAGTGGCTTCTCTGGTCTTTTCGATAGCGACCCGATTAGCTTCCTCAATCGTTTTGATGCGTTCGCGCTGATAGTATTTTTCCAGCGTGGCAAATTCCTCTGCCGTTGCGCCAGCCTCGCGGAATGTCTCGATCAGGCCCGCAAAGCGCTTGTCGAGAGCGGTCAGAGCCGTCCCAACAGGATCGATCTCCGCCTCCATCGCCTTAAAGACGTTCTCGAAATCAACCGCCTTAGCGAGACGATCCTCGACATCGCCCATGCCGTTGAGCAAGCGCTGCGTGCCAGACCGCAGGCCACCAAGCACACCGTCTCGGATCGCCTTATCAATGGCAAATTTGACCGCCTCCTCTTCACTGGCGAATGACATTGTGCCTGCACCCTTGGTGCGGCCCTGCCCCATCAGATCAACGATAAATTTGTTTTTGCGCTGCCCAATCGAAATGTTGAATGCCTTGGTCATCTCAGCACCGAGAGCACCAGCCGCATTATTGAGGCCGCTCACCACAGCACCAGCCAGCGTGTTGGCCGTCTGCTTGAATTGCGCATTGTTGCCGACAACGCCAGCGACATCAAGCTTTCCCGCTTGCATGGCGATGGTGGCCGATGCCTGCTTGGTTTTCTTGAACAGGCCGCCAACCACGCCGCCAAGGATGCCGCCAGCGATAGCCCCAATTGGGCCAGCCGCAGCGCCCAGCGCCTTGCCGAGCACCTGCTTGCCAACCATCGACCCAACCGCGCCACCGATAGAGCCGCCAAGCGCGCTGCCGCCGGTGATCGTGGCCGCCGCGCCGCCAATGCCAAAGCCTGCCGATACTTCCTTAATGCTGCTCCCAAGGCCGCCAAGGATCGTATCAAAGCTAGTCATGATGCCTTTAAACAGGCCGCCAATATCTTGAGCGAATTTCGGAAAGCCTCGGGTGATCGCCCGCATCATTTGATCGACGCCCTTGCTGATCGACCCGCCGATTGCGTCACCGATTAGCTTCGCGCCCTTGGTGGCTGTGCGCAGATTTTCCTCGAGGATGTCCTGCTGCTTGCGCAACCGCTCATCGATGGAGCGATTGAGATCGTCATTCATCTCCTTGAATGATTGCGCGCCAGCCTTGGCAAAATCCCTCATGAAATCAGCGCCCATGGCCTGCGTCATGGCGTTCATATCGCCAATGACCTTGAGCATCTGGTCGCTGAATTTCTCGCCAGCGCTCTTGCCAGCCTTGCCAGCGGCATCCTTGGCCTTCTTTGCCGTGCGGTCGCTGATGATGCCCTCGGCACTTTTCTCAAGCCGCTGCTTTGCCGCAGAGATGATATTCTCGCCAATGGTATCGCCAATGCTTCCCAGCGCGCCACGTGCCTGAGATGTGGCCTTCTTGATCTCACCGACAAAGGCAGCGCCAGCCTTATTGGCCGCGCCCTTATACTGGTTTTCGATCTCTGGAATATTCACATCAGAGATCATGCCAATCGTCGGCATCTTGAGCGTTGAGAGGATTTTATTGGCTTTGCTGATGAGGCCATTGATGAGATCAATCGCCCCATTGATGCCGCGCTCGGTAAAGCGGATCATCGCATTCATTGCGCTGATTACCAAATCGGCAAATGCCGCTGGCAATTGATCCCAGACCGCAATGATGCCGCGATACGTGCCGACAAACAGGCCATACATTGCAGCCGTCACATCAGCCGCCACATCGGCCACATTGCGGAATAGCGTCGAGAAGAAACCGCCAATGCTGGCAAAGACACTCTCAAGGCCAAGGCCATCCGAGATCGTTTTCCAAAGGCCGTTGACCACATCCATCGCCGTAATCGTGACGGGGCCGAGCTTCTTCATTTCCTCGGCTGTCAGGCCCAGCGTCGCCGCATATTCCTTGAGCGCGCCGCTCTTTTCAACCTCGCCTTGGAAATCCTTAAACGCAACAAACGCAACGCCTGCTGCGGCAGCCAGACCCAAGAAAAGAGGATTGAGTGCCACCGCTGCGGCCATGCCAGCCGCCATGCGCCCGATCTCTTTGACAAATCCACCAACGCCAAGGCCAGCTTGGCCCATGATCCCGGCGATCTGAGAGCCTTGCTGCATGAACACAGTCATGGGCTTCTGGCCGGAGGCGAGGCCGACAAACATATCTTGAAACTGGAAAGCGAGGTTTTGAACGTGGTGGCCCGCCAACCTCGAGGAGCCGCCAACGCCGGTGATGCCGCTAGTTGGCGTCCCTGCGGCTCGCTGCGCATTGCGCTCGGCCACAAGCATCTGCGCGCCAAGGCTTCTGATCTCTTGCGCCAGCTCGGCTGTCGGGGCGCGAGCTGCAGCCATGCGAATTTCGAGCGCCTTCAATTGCAGCGAGGATTTGCCGACCGTCTCGATCTCGTGCTGCAGTTGATTGATATATTTAACCGCATCGATGGTTGGCTTGTGGCTGCTTGCCACTGCATCAGCCAAGCGATTGTTGGATGCCGCCAGACGATCCACCGCCGCCGTGGTGCGCCCGGCAGTGCCGCTCATGGTTGCGAGATCGCCATCCGCTCGACGCACATCGGTGCTATCGACAGAAATCCGCAAACTAGCTAGATCAACCACAAGCGCGCCCTCAGTGACATTGAGAGCACCTTATGCTTGATCTAGCTCATTTGCGCAATTAAACATTCCTGCTTGCGTTCAGAGCAGAGGCAAAATCGCGCATCCCTGCCGATATTTTCTTGCGACGCTCTTCGCTCAAGCCATCTGTCGGGAAATATGGCGGAGGGCAGGTCGGAGATGCTGCATCCATCAATTGCGCCGCATAATGCCGAGAAAGCTCCTTGATCGCCCCAGCCTCGAAGGCGGAGAGCTTTATCCCCCTATTCCATTGCCACGCCATCAGATCAGTCTCATCGATAGCGACAGGTGCCGACATTGGCATGGGCTTCGCCGGGCCAATATCAAATAGGATTTCAATCAGATGCGCCCCGGCATGAATTGGCGGCATTGGATAGTCACCAGTTTCACGCCGAGGCTTTTTGCTTTTCTCTGGAACGGTATTTAGCCAAGCGGCTTGCTTGACGTAAAGCCGGAGCTGCTCAATCGTTTCCGCGAAAAAAGTTGGCGCGATTGCTCACAAATTCCTGCGCCTGATCCTTGATCCATGCCCACTCAGTATAGACATTTTTGATGTTATCAGGCGTCGGCTTCAATTCCTTGCCATCGAGCTTAAATCCAGACCATCCAATTGTGAGCTTGGTCAGCTCTTCAATCAGGTCATCATTCAAGCGCTCGGCATCGAGATCAGCGGCCTTTTTGCCTTTGACCATGCGGTTGAGGATGGCTTGCTGCTTGGTGATCTGCATCTTGCGGTAAACAGCGCTGTCATGCCCCAGCAGGGTAATGGTCATGCCATCAATCGGCTCTTCTGTTTCCGGATGCAGAATTTGAAGGCTCGCGCCCTCGTCGGCCTTAACAGGCTTTAGATCATTCAAGTCCATTGTTTAACCCTTTTGCAATGTTGACCCAATTAGCAGCGGGGCAGGGGATGGGTCAGACCCTTTTCGTGCCATGAACACTAGCCCCGCTGCATATTGTTAGCCGCTTACGGTAACAACGCTGTTGTCAATTTCAAGCGTCACTTCTGCCATCGTGATGGCGTCTGCATTGCCGACATTGACCTTGTAAGACATCACCTGCGCGGTGAAATATTGCGTATCGCCCTCGACCAAAACGATCTTGACGGCAATGGTTGCATCGGTGCCAGCGGCAGCTTCTGCCTTGGTGCGCAAAATGGCCTGCCCAGCGTCGGCATCCGAGAGCGCCATCGTGAGCGTCACCGAGCCATAGTTGATCGAGCCGCGACGCTTGGCGACAATGCCAGTCTTGAGAGGCGTGTGCGTAGCCAGAGCGGCTTCTGCACCATAGGCAGGCAGCTCGGCCAGTTCGCCGCACAGCGACCAAGTGAGAGCCGAAAAGCCAGCGGCATCATAGGTGGCCGGATTGCCAGCGGAAACAGAAACCGCCGTGCCGACCGAAGAGGTTACATCAGTCATTTATTTCACTCCTTAAAATCAGCGCAATGCGCGCTCTAGTTCACGAATACTTATGCGCACCATACCATTTGGTGCTTGTTTGGAAAAGCCGCCGATTGTGTTTGGCCCTTCGCCATACAGTCCATATTCCAGCACTGCGATGTAAGGCAGGTTGTTGGTGATCCAAAAGACGTTGCCTTTTGCCTTGCTGGCCGCATTGGAGGCTGCGGTTATCGATGCGGCCCCACCCTTGTCGGTCGAGGCGACCGTGCCGGTGGCGGGTGCGCCGATGGTTGTTTGCCAGTTGGCGCGAGCGCGGCCCGTGTCCACTGGCGTTTTGAGGATAATGCTGCTGGTGAGATCGAGGCAGATTTTGCGCACCACCTGATCGGCCTTAGTGCCGCACTTTTCCACAAATTTGCTAATATCGACATTAAACGTCATGCGAATGCCCGATAATCAATGCTCACCGGGATCGCCCAGCGGTCGCCTTGCATGAGAGCTGGCCCCATCGAGGTGCGCAAGATCGTGACCGTGATGCCGCTGCGGGTGAGCCGCAGGCCGCGAGGAAACGCCGCGATCACTTGCTCCGCTGTCGCTCGGCCCGGCCCTTTGGTGCCGCCACGGGGCGAAAGCACCGTGACCTGATAAATGCCAGCCAGCTCATCCGATGAGGTGCTGGCGATGCCCACAGCGGTCGTGGTGGCAGGCAGGAATGCCTCCGCCAAATAGGTCTGCGATGCGCTTGGCGTGAATGAGCTGTTTTCCCATTGGGTCGGCAAGCTCAGTGTTGCAAGGCGAGCTGATAGGGCGGCAGCGACGGTCGAGTTGCTCATGGGTCAATTTCTTTCGATGATGTGGCTGCCTGCATATCAATCGCCACTTTCTCGCCGCTCTCTTTGCGGACAACATAAGCGATAATCTGGCCGCCCGGCCCGCTCAAGATGCTGTCAACCGTTCCGCATTCCCATTTGGACGGAAACCAAATCTGCGTGCCGACCGGGAGAAAGTCATCCTTGCTCATTAGCTGGCCCTCAATTGGCAGACGTAAACCACATCCTCCTCGGCCTTGCGCACAACGCGCACATTCATGATGCGATAGGTGACGCCATCAACCTGCGCCAGACAACCAACCCGAGGCCGGGGCGAGATCAGCTCGAGCGTGAGGCGGATGTCGCCAGCGATGATGACAGTGCCATCGATGTCGCTTTGCACATAACCTGCGGGATAACCGAAAGCGGTAATATCCTCGCCTGCGATCTCTTGGATCGGTTCGCCGGTGATCGGGTCAAAGCCGGGGGTGCCGGGAAATTCAATAATTACCGGCTCACCAACCTTGCGGAGCTGCTCCGAGGCGCGCTGTGCTTCACCGCTCATGTGCGAATAATCCCAACCTGCGCAAATGCGCCGCCATTGCTGGCAGAATTAAGATAGGGCGACAGCATCCGGCTCACCTCGACATATTGCGTCGATACCGGGCCGTATTCCGAATACTCTGTTTCGATCACATCCACCTTTTCGCGGGTGATCGTGCGCCCGGTGTCCTCGATCAGCGTCGTGCCAGAGCTGGCCTTGAGCGCCATCTCGATGCACGCTTTCACGACCGTCGCCGGGACAACATTGGAGGCAAGCAGGAAGCCATCAACGATCACATCGGTGCGCGGCCATGCGAGGGCCTGCGTCGAGGTGTTGCGATAGCCCTTCCAAGCGCTCTGATATGTGGCTTCCAGATAATCTGTCGCCTTGATGAGCGCCGTCTGCTTTGCGCCGGTGGTCAAGGCGGCCCAAGCGGTGACGCCACGCTCTGATGCGTAGGTGTCCGCTGCGGCCACGCTTGCGTAGCTGTTCGCATCGGTCTTTCCGGTGCCGTCCTCAACCACAAACGCCATGATTTACTTTCCCTTGCTGGTGCGGCCCTTAAAGGTCGCTTTGGGTGCGGGTGCAGCCTCGACCTCAGGCGCAGCCTCGATCTCAATCTCAACAGCTTTCACCACCGGCGCAGAAGGCGCATCGGCAGGCTTGAAAGCAATGTCCATAATCTTGAAGCCAGCGGCCACCAGCTCGGCCTTGCGTTCCGGCGAGACGGGGTGCGGCTCATAAGCGATTTTCGTCATTGCGCTTTATCCTTCAAACAGGTTGGGGCTGCGGCAACCGGGAACCCCCAATCCAAACCGCAGCCCCTCCCTTTACCGATTAGGCGTCAGCCGAGCCAATCGCAACAACACCAGCGGTGTTCTTGATCGAGGTCGCCGTCTTGTCCCAGTTCGAGCCGGTCGCCAGTTCAGCGTCGGTCGGAGACTTGCCGCCGTTGGCCGTATCCCAAGTGTAGCCCTTGAGCGCCAGACCAAACGAGTAATCAACCTGCATCGTGGTTTCGATGCGGGTCTGACCGTTTGAGGTTTCGATGTTGCTGACAACATCGCCGCCGTCGAACACCGTGGCAGCACCTTCAACGAGGCCCAGCACATAATCCTTGTTAGGCGTGCCGGTCTTGTAGAGAGCCGGGGCATCCGTCACAATGATCGGGCGACCGAGAATGTCCACAATGCGAACATTGTTGGCATTGAACAGATCAGCGCCATTCGTGAGGTTCTGACCGATGAGCTTGTGGAACATCGAGCCGGTCATCACGTTTGCAACAATGCTGCCCGAGGCATCGCCGAATTTGGCGTGCGCCGAGTTCATCGCGGCATAGGTCACAGCGCCAGTGCCAGAGACATCGTTGGTCGCGGTCGCCTGATTGCTGATCGCAGCCACAAGCGCGGCAACAGCCGTGTTGAGCTGGTCGGCGAGCAGAGCTTCTGCGAAGTTGCGCGAAGCCACTTCGATGCCTTCTGCGGTCGGCTTCTGCAACCAAGTGAGCTGCGAAGGCTCGAAGCGGATCGGGCCAAAGCCGCCAGCAACCTTAACAGCCGAGTTCTTAAGCTGCGTGAGGTCGGTGGCTGCAGCAGCGCCTTGCGCGGCATAGCGGTCAACGCGACGCTGCGCCGAATGGATCGCCGCAAAGAAGCTCTCCTGATAGAAATCGCCGTCAAATCCCTGCGTCGTCAAACGGATCGCGCCGTTGGAACCAGCATTGAATTTATCAACCATTTGAGCCAGCGTCTCGATGGTCGCGGGCATGATATACTGGTCAAAGACCTGCATCTGAGAGAGAGACATAAAAATATACTCCTAGTTAAGTGCTTGAAAGTTCGGGGAAACGCGCTTTCAGAGCATTGACCCGCTGGCTCTTATCGCCACCGAGATTGCCCTTAGGCGCAGGATTACCGCCCCCATTGCCGCCAGACGCTCCGCCACCGCTATTCGCGGGAGCGGCAACAAAGTGCTTGCCCTCGTCGCTGGCGGCCCAATCGGAAACGGCATCAAAAAGCGGTTTATCTCCAAGAAGGGCTTTATATTCGCCACCTTCATTGTTGAGCTTGGCTTGGGCCTTCAACATAGCCTTTACCGCGCCCATCATCTCGGGTCGCACATTTGCCTTGAGCAGTGCCTCAGACAGACCGTTTTCGATCAGGTAGCTTTGCAATGCACCATCCTTTTCAGTCAGGCTCTTGTTAAGCGTCTCAATCGTTTTGGTCGCATCCTTGTTTTGCTTGTCGAGCCGTGCTTGTAGCTCCTCGACGGCGCTTTGGAGGGCTGCGTGCTCGGCAGGGTCGATTTCGCCACCCTTAGCCTTCGCCTTTGCCACTTTAAGCTCGCCAAGCAGCTCGCGGTTTTTTGCACTCAGTGCATCAACAGCAGCCTTTAGCTCTTCAATATCGTTCACGTTATCGCTCATCTTCTTGGTGTCCTCTGGACTAGTTTGGCCTCTGGCCGATGTGCCGCATCAGGCTCTGCCTATTGCAGCGGTTGCTTTGCATAATATCATGCAAATTGGTTGAATGCTAATGTCGGTTTAATAAACCCGGCCCGGCTCCCCTTCTAGGTCAGGCACAGGCAATATGACGCCAAGGCGTCGTGCCGTGCAATATTCAGTCATCTCAGGCGTCGGCATATAGCTGGCCTGCGATAGCTCGGCCATATACGCCAGCTCGACGCCAGCCTCGATGCTTTTGACGTAGCGCTTGCCCTCGGGTTCATTGGCGGTGACGATAAATCCGCCGTCGATCCATTCCACCTCAAAAGTAAGGCCGCCCTCATCGAGAATAAACATCAAAGCACCCCTCTGATTAGCTCGAGCATGAACCGGAAATATTCGGGGTCTTGATCTGCAAAGCGCTTAGGATTTGCGATCATGCGCTCCATCCCCATCGTGACCAGCTCGGTGGCCTTGTCTGGATATATTTTACCCATATAGGCATCGCCGCCGCGCTTGACCCATTGATCCTCGTATGCTTTTTCATCGGCCCGATATTTCAAGCCGGTAATGCTTTTGAGCGAGCGCGGGGCCTGCCCATCAGCCCGCTTGAGCAGAAACGCCTTGCTCTTGGCGCTGACCTCGGAATAGCGAAATTCCAGATCGTGCATGATCTCATGCACCACCGTTGAAACGCTGGTGTTGCCGTTGATGTGTATAGTGTGGTTTCGGTCGGTATAGAAGGCGCGCTTGCTGCGGTTGGTCGCCACCGATACGCGAGGCGCAACCCGCTTATCGACCAGCCGCGAAATGATGCTAGTAGCCTCAGCAACAGCCTTGCGGGTCGCTGGTGGCACAGCGCCGTCGATCAAATCGCTCGGAGCTGCGCGCCGATTTGCCGGGAGATCAAGCAGGCTCACAGCTCGCGCCTTCTCGGCAGTTTCCAGAGGGAGAAGAGCGTCGCGGCTTTCCCAATAGCCTCGGCGCGCCTGCACCATGCGCTCCGCCTCTTGTTGCGTCTGCTGGTCATAGGTGAGGGTTTTATATCGCTCATAAACCTCATCATATACCCGGCGGCTCTCATCAAATTTAGCTTTAGCCGCCAGATAGGCGTCGGAATACTCAAACGCCTGCATGGCCTCGATCAGCGTATCGATCTCACCGAGGGCTTGCTGCGCCTCTGTGGATGCCACCTTAGCCTCGACCGTGCTCGGCATTCCATATTCCGCCTCGAGCTGGCGCAATGTCAGCGGCACGCCTTTGGGATTGAGGAGGTCTTGCAAGGTGATCTTGCCATCGCGCCAGAGCTGCGCCCGGCCTTTGCCAAGCATCTCGTCTGCAAATTGTGGCGGCTTTGAGGCGAGGAATTGCGCAAAGGTTGTGTCGGCTGCAATCTGCCCGTCCATCGAGGCGCGGGTTGAGGCAGGCACCTCATCCTGATCGATCCCAAGCTCGCGGAATGTCTTGGTAATGGGGATTACTGTCGAGCGGCAGGCCCAGTGAGCCGGAGGGCCGCCCAGCCAAGGAATGTCATGGCCCTTTGGCTTATAGCCGGGGAATGTCCAAATAAGGCCGCTGCGCGCCACGCAGATGTCGCTGGTGCGGCTGTCGAGGGTGCTGATCCATTGCACCTCTTTAATAATGTCCTCATTTGCCTCGAAGGTCGCCAGCCGCGCATCATTAGCGATGGTCTGCACCGCCGTGCGTGTGACCGAAAAAGCGTCCCGGCGGCCCTTGGGTAACACCTCAGGCCCCTTGTCTCCACCGGCTCCAACGATCCGCCGGGCGATCTGCGCATTTGTCTCGCCAAGGGAAACGCCCAGCTTGACTGCTCGGGCCATATCAAAGCGCATTCCATCATTCAGCCGATCAAACCAGCTCTGCATGGTCGCGCCCTGCACCA